ACGGTACGCTAGCTCGGTCTTTGGCTTGTCCATACCGTCCTGGATAGGCTTAAAGAAAAATGGATAGTTCGCCGATATAGGAACAACCTTATCCGTAAACATCTTCTTAGCGTCAGAACCCGTTTTAGAAAGTATACCTACACGCGCGTCTTTAGCTAACGTACCGATATTAACGCATTCTGAAGAACCCATAAAAGAAAATCCTGAACGACGAATCTTTAGGTAGCACATACCAAAACATCGGGCGTCGGCCTTACACGCTTCCCAGAATATATAGAATATACGATTGGCTTCTCTAAAGTCAGGTAGCCCTACGTCGATTTTAGTCCACTGAAGGTAGCTATAATGAGACCCCGTTACATACGTAGGCTTACCGTTATTCATAAACCACACGCCGTTCTCTCTACGGTTGAACTCCTCTTCTATAAAATCTACCCACTTATCTTTAAACTCGGTAGGCATTTCATTCCACTGGAAGATAGTCTTGATACGGGAGAGTTCTTTAGGATATTGAAGAGGCTGCCAATACTGCTCTTTTTTATTCTTACTGCGCTGTATTGGCTCTTTATTTTTAGCGGGAAGAGCAATACGAAGTCCCTGGATATCGACGATATCTCCTACAGTTCCATCTTTAGATATAACGACAAAATCATACTTTTCATTGTAGCCATACTCCCAGGTTTTACCTCTATTTTTTGCTGACATAGCCGCAGGAGGGACAATATCAGTAAGGTAGGTAAGGAGATTATTTTGACCGTCGTTCTGCAAAGCCTTGCTTGGTATTGGTAGATGAGTCGCCGCGTTTTTCAGCTGCTTCTAAATTTTCTTTCTCTTGTTCAATTCGATTGAGTATCTCAAGAGCATCGAATATAGCTAGTTTTTTAGTAGCCGCTGCGTTCTTAAGCCTATCGGCTGCTAGCTCGTCTTCAATATCAGGCTTTATAATATCCTCTTTAGCGACTTTAATAAGCTGCTCTACAGCCCTATGGCCTGCTTTTATAATCTCTAGTTTTAGCTCTTTTATATTCATAAGACCATCGTTATGTTCTCAGTATACATACGATAAAGCTTTTCTCCGTCGACGGTAAACTCGTATTCACTTTGCGGGGTAAAAGAAATCTCATCGCCTTCTTTAACGCCTAGCTTTTCCAGTTGCTCGTTGCCATAGCGAAGCGTTCCAAAGAGAGGTTCTTCTTTAACGAACTTTTTAATCCACGATTCTTTTTCTTCTACAGGCTTTACAAAACAGTACTTACTGTGGGCTTTCCACTGGTCGTCTTTTTTGTACAAAAAAAACTGGTCTTCTTCGATAAAAAATAGCTGGTCTTTAAAGTAGCTACGCCCACTTTTCTGAACGCCCTTCATATCGTAATAGTATTTAAATACATTATGATGGACGAGTAGGGTATCTCCTTTAGAAATAGGACCTGTATAAGAAATGGGGGTTGCCTCTACTATAGCATAACGATTAGAAAATCGATGGTCTTCTTGAGAGGAGCTTACGATGAATTCTACATCGCCCATCTCTCTTATGTTATCGTACCTAGTATCGTTAAGTGGCTGAACTATAAATGCGTCTGGAGACCTCATTAAAAGTTAATGTTGTACTCTACGGATACAGGCATAGAATGAGAGAAGTGTTTCCACAGAACTATCTCATCGTTGCGCTCTATCCATATTTGGATTGAATTTGATTTAACCTCACTTTTTATGAGGTGGATTTTATAACCGCCCCCTAAAACCTCTTGGCCCACCAAATAGTGCATAGCCGACTTATAGTCAGGACCTATAGAGATTTTACGGATAAGCATTATTATTCAGCAACCTCTTTTTCGGTCACCTCCCCTGTTTCGATATTGATATTAGCGCTGGCACCATATGTTTCTATAAGGGATTTCTCCATCTCATAGTAACGCGCTTTAATCATCTGGATATTAGAAAGGATATCCTGTTGCTGCATTAGACATTCACCCAATGCAACTTTGTTTTGGTTGAGCTCGGTTAGCGCATCGCGCAATTCCTTCAACTCGTCGTCAGTTAACTTCTTCATTTAATTTAATTTAATTACCACGTAGCAATAGCTACTCTTTTCCAAGTGTTAGTCGCAGTACAAACATAGATATAATCTGCCGTCCATACAACATCTCCTTGCGCTCCAGTAGAAGTAGCGGAAGCAGGAGCTGTACCAAGATTTACTTTAGAGGCAGGGTCAGTCCAAGCCAGTTCCCCATTTAAAATATTAGACAGCTGCTGATTGACAGTAGGTGTGTTACCTGGAAATTTTATTTCGTAAGACCCCAGACTTTCAATAGTTGGGGCAACAGAAAGTGTTAAATATTCAATAGGACCAAACGCTTGCGCCCCAATACGTATTTTACCAAAAACATCAATTGTAGGGGGGTTCGCATTTACTTTTAGAACAGGGTTAGTGTAAGTGCTAAAGAAACTTAAGCTTTGACTATTGCTAGTCATTGTATAACTCCTATCTGTTCCTGTCTGAACAAGGTCAGAGGTACCAAGGTTGGTGCTATCGTTCTGAGAAACCCAGCTTAAAACTCCACTGCCATCGGTTTGTAAAACCTCGTTGGCATTGCCGTCGTTCTCAGGAAGAGTAAGTGTATAAGAGCTCGCTAAAGATGTTGGAGCTTTAATACCCGCATAAAGACCGTTTAATACAGAAAGCTCAAACCGTAACGTAGCTTGGTTACTTATACTAATAGCATTTTCAGCAGTGCTATTGAGCGAAAACAATGGTGTAGTACCTCCATTATTTCCAAAAATTAAAACACCGTTATCAATATCATAACTTCTAGCTCCCCCTGTCTGAACAAGGTCAGAAGTAGCAAGGTTATCTGTACTAGCGGCATCAACCCAAGCTAACTGTCCTGCACCGTCAGTTTTAAGAACCTGCCCAACTGTACCATCCGCAGTTGGTAGCGTTAAGGTATAAGAAGTCGATACAATTGCTGGAGACTTAAGCCCTACATAGTTGATGTTTCCATCTAAAAATCGAATGGGAACTTCAAGCCCTGTCTTAATTGAGTTATTACCAGAGGTGCCATCAAGAGAGAAAACATTAGCTTGAGTATTTCCCGTAAAACGCATAGTTTGGTTACCTAAACTATATGTTCGGTTTTCTGCTTCTTGAGTAAGGTTGCTGTTAGATAGATTAACAGATGTGCTTGTCGCCCACGAAAGAACGCCTGTGGCACTGGTCTGTAAAAATTGACCTGCTGTACCTACAGCCGCAGGAAGGATAAGTGTATATGAAGATGTAACAGCAGTCGGAGCTTTAAACCCGACATACTCGCTACCTGCTGCATCCAGCAATTGCAAAGGAACAGTATGTCCAATGGAAACTTTTGAGGAAGAAATACCCAATAAAGGAGTAACACCATTTTGGAATTGTATAGCCCCTGAGTTTACATCATACGTCCTAGTAGAATCGCTTTGAGTAAGGTTAGCATTACCTAGGTTAATAGAAGTAGCGCAAAGCGTAACAGCATTACAGAAGTCAGTAACCTGAGACGCTGTGATAGCGATAGGGTTCTGAGATGCACCTATAACAACTCCTTTACCGTTAACAGCTAACGTAGCCGAATTAGCAGCGTCTCCAAATGTACCGTTGCTAGTTTGATTGCTTAAAGAAACAGCACCAGATAAAACAGATAACCCCCCTGCGGATGGGAAAGATGCAATGCCCGCTACTACGGCAGTAGCTAACGAGACGTTATTGTTAACAGCCGTCCATTGTGATTCGAGAGTGGGGTTGTTTTGATTGGAAATAATAACATCCCCTACAGCCAATGCGGTGCTCCAAAATCCCGCACCATTACCCGCTACTGTTACTGAATAAGTAAATCCTGTTAATACTCCAGCACCCGTAGGAGGAGCTCCCGTCGCATCATAACCGCCTTGGAAAATTAAAGCTCCTGAACCAGCGAATGTAGTATCCACATAGCTTTTAGTAGCGGCGTCGGTGGCAACGGTGGGGTCAACAAGACTAATAATCTTATTGGTTCCCATATCAAGATTAACCGTGGCAGCTCCAAACGAAGTTACAGGAACATCTCCTGGGTCAATTTTATGCTGATTGGTTCCCGATGTAACAGCAAAATAATCCGCGTCAGTGAAAGAACTTGATACAGGCAGCTCGCTAATATCTAAAGTAAATGTAGCTGTTCCAGGAGCAGAGATTGCCGTATCAATACCCACACCACCCACTAACGATAATGTATTGTCGTCGTAAATAGTTTGATTGGCTCCTGTATCTCCACTTATATCAAAAGAAGTCATAATTCCAGGAGCTACACCCGATACAACACCCGTAATATGACCCTGTGTATTAACAGAAATAGATACAGGATAGGCATACGTGCCTGGTGTTCCGTAATCTAAATGGTTAAAGGTGACCGTATCGACATTAGAAGCCACGCTATCAATGCCTACGCCACCTAAAAGCAATAACGAATCGTTATTGTTTATAGTCTGGGCGACACCAGTATTCCCGTATACACTAAAAGAAGCAAGCCCTACAATATCACCGATAGTATAGTTCTTGGTTACATTGTTGTTGCCAACCTCAGTGCCAATAACTTTGTCACCTATTGATGGAGAGGCATCTATTGCATATGTACTAATCTTAGGCATAGTCGTGGGGTTTATTGTTCAAAGGTAATCAATCTCTATTTTTCCTTACGGCACTCCCAAAGAAGTAACCAAAGATACTTAAGACGATACCCTCAGTAATTCCGATGAGGTGAATCCAGACCTCTTTATTGGATTCTGGAATGGTTAAATACACAATGGCATATATAATAAAAGCGAAAGAACCCAGTCCAATCATACCCGTTAGGTTGAACATAAGGTCAAAATTGCGAGTCTTAGAAATCTCTACCTCGCGCTTACGTGCGGAGTCCCTATCGGACACCTCTAATGCATAAAGCTCTTTAAGGTGATTGTGGCCCTGTTCTTTATCAGCAGGGGCCAGCTTAGGGTCGTCGTCTATAAGTCGGCTTATGATGCCTAAAACGCCCGCGTCAGGGACTACATCGCCTACAACGCGTAATATATCGGGAGCTTTGGATTTAAGCCACCCTGCCATCTTGGTATCGCGGAACTTTTTCTTTTCGTTTACGCCCATCGGTACTCTGCTGTTGCGTCAAATGAAGGACAGGCTTTATTAGAAAAATCGTTATGAGAGTGAACCTCTGCATTGCAATGCAATCGTTTAAGAGTGCATATAAGCATCGTAAGAGAATCAACCTGCTCATCGGTCCTAGTGTCCATAGGTTCGCCGTCTTTATCGAGACCTCCTATATAACAAATGCCAATAGAGCCCTCGTTATGGCCTTTACAATGAGCTCCAGTAAGTTTTAAATCCCTGCCGTATTCAATTACGCCATCTAGGTTAATAACAAAGTGGTAGCCTATATCAGAAAATCCTCGGGCTTTATGCCATCGGCGGATATCGTCAGCAAAAAACTCTTGCTCTTCTTTTGTAGCCGAGCAATGAACAATAATCTTATTGATATCTCTCATCGCCCTTGACCGCGATAGGGCTTTTTACGCCCTTTGCTTTTGGTTAAACGACTAGCGTTTTTAGAATGTATACCAGGTCGTTTTGTACAGCTAGAGTCAGACTTGATATTTACTACAGACTTTGCCATTTTATTGATTACTTAATTTATAGATACGGTCGTCTAACTTTTGCAGGACCTGCTTTATTTCTTGGATATCTTCTTTAAGCACCGTTACGTCTTTACTGGTAGACATAATAGCGCTATCAATAAGTTCATCGTGAATTTTAAGCTCTACAGAAGATACCTGCGGAACAGGGAGTTCCTTCGCCTCGGCTATCTCACTCTTCAGAGTAAAGTACATTCCAATAAATGTCGACAGCACTACCCCCAAACTGATAAAGTCTTTTATCCCTAATGATAGCTTGGTATCCTTGTCGATTTCGATTCCCATTTTTTCTAATCAGTATAAAATTTATATCTTGATTTATAGTTGAATTAGATTTCATTGGGGAGAAGAGATTACTCTTCGATAAAGTCAACGTCCTCAGTCAATTCTTCAGTAGGGTCTGGTGGGAACCATCCGTTAGCCTCCATATATGCTTGGTCGTGGACCGTGCACTCGGTGGGGATAATCTGTTCAAAGAGAACCGTTGAAGACGTAGTGATAAGCGTAGTGAGGGCGTCCATCTCTGCCTGTGGCATTAAAGGAAATAAAGCCTGTAGCTCGGTCAAGTCGACCGCTGCGTTGACATAGATAACCCAATCTAAAATAATAGACAGCGCTGCCTCCCCTGTAGTAGGATGGATGGTAGAGCCAAATAAATTGAAGCTTGCCTCGTCAGGGTTCTGGATAGACTCTGGACGGGTAATACAATACAACTGACGTGAGATAGCTGCTGCTCGCTCCTCAGATGTAAGCCCTCCTTCGGGAGGTACGATTAGATAGTTACTCATAGTGTGTAAA